TAACAGCAGTACCTTTGTTTCCTTTGTTGGTAGTGCATGAAGTAACCATTATAAACTGGTCAAGCTGAAACATATATACCTTGTCATCGAAACGGTCATTAGTATCTTCTTTTGAACGTACAAATAACAACCAAGGCTCACCAGGAAAACCATTAAAAGACGGTAGCGCCTTTACATGGTCTAAAAGCTCTTTATCTGTATAACTTCTTACCATAAATTATTTTTTCGCTAATTTACGACTTTTACTTTCAAGTACTGCAACAGTATCGTTTTTTTCACTTGGTAACGGTGGCTTCTTTTCCTCAATCGGCTGCCTATTAATAGTTTCGTTTTTTTCTAAGCAATTGTAAAGTCTGTCTTTAACGTCTTGCACCTCAAAGTGTGTGTACGTTAGCCATAATGCAAGAACTCCTAATGCTCCATGCTTTTTAATTACGTCAATAAATTGGTTTATAGGTATCATTTTAATTAGTTTTCAATTGGTGGAAATGGTGAAGGCTTAGGCTCAAACGGACTCAAAGGAATATCTAACAAATAATTCCATTCAGTCTTAGCTACGTCAACCGCATCCTGCTCACTTAAAAATAAAAAATATACATCGTTAATATCCTGAACGAAATTAAAAAATGTATCAGCATCAAAGAACACTCCTTGTAGTTCTTGTGCTTGTTGATTTGTTACTATTCTACCTTCCATTATATTTGTCTTGATAAAGTTGTTTGAAATGCTTGAACTGCTGTGTAAAAGTTAGCTGCATCAGCATCTGTTAAACCATCACCTATTGAAGCAAAAGCACATTGTTTGGTTGTAAATGCGGCTGCTGTACCTACGTTATTATATGCACCTATATATGTATTAATGTTTGGTATTGCATTTGATGCAGCAGTTCCATTTACCAATTTAGTTCCTTGTTTCCACCCGTCAATATCATTTGAAGATTGTCTATTGGCAATATAAAAACCTCTTGAATCTAAATCAGTAGCTGTAGTAAATCCAGTTTGATTTATTAAAAAATATGTCGTATTACTTGTTCTTATTTCAAGTAAAGAATAATTAGTGCCTGGTTGCATTACTCCAATTTCTACTTCTGCTCCATTGCTATTAGTTCTTGAATAGTAACTTAAATGCGCTGAATTTAATCCTAATGAAGTAGAAAATTTTAAAAATGTATCTGCATAAGTATTTAAAGGCGTCATTCCTGTTGAACTATGTGTCCATCCACTTGCAAAAGTTAATCTAAATGCAGCATCTAAATCTCTTGGGTCTTTCAAGTTCCATTTATGACTTGAAGCAGAACCACCTACTATTGGATAAATTGCTTTCATCTTAGCCCAAATGTTATACCCTTTTAAGTCAACTACTAATTGATTAATAGCACTTTTTTGCGTGTTATCAGTTATTCCAGCAGCTGTTATAAATGCTTGTGCATCGGCATCTGTTGATGCTGTCGGTGTAACTGTATTTGAATCAGCATTTGCACTACCTAAAACATTTGTAGCTGTTACAGTACATTTTATTGACTGTCCTACATCAGCAGTTACAAGTGTATAAGTTGAATTTGTCGCGCTTGTTATATTGTTTCCGTTGCGTTTCCATTGGTAAGTATAAGTAGGAGAACCAGTCCAAGTACCCGTTGAACAAGTTAACGTTTGACCTTCTTGGGCGGTTCCAGTAATAGCTGGTGCAACCGTGTTTGTAGGAGCATCACCACCGTCTATATCAGTAGCGCCACTCCATGAAGTAAGCTGCGAAGAACCCCAGCCTATTGAATTATTAATAGCGCCTTTGCCCCAACCTATCGAATTATTTACAGAGCCATCGCCCCAGCCATTTTCATTTGCCATAATTACGTTGTTATATCGTCATATAAATACCACTCATTAACATCCCTTTTTACCAATGTAGCTATTGAATATTGAGCAGTAGTTTTATTTTTACCACCGTTACTTCTTATTGTAACCGTACTTAAAGGACTTATTGTTACTTGACCTGTTCCTAATTGCGCTATTTTAATTTCTGTTCCTATTGGAAATGGTACATTAACATTTCTTGGAACACTCAAAGTTACTGCTGTGCTTTTATCCATTTCTACAATCTTATACGCATCTGTCAAAACAAGTGTATAATCGTTAGTTTGATTGTTAAAACCTCTATTATGTATTTCACTACCTAAAACGTACTTACTTGAAAATACACCACCGCCATCGTCTTGTGCAATCGCAACACGGTCTGAAGCTACTAAATTACTTCCTTTCGCTGTTAATTGACTTATCTTTACGTTCGCCATTTTGCTTGTTTAAATACGTTATTAATTTCTTTATGTTCTCTTGTTTCGGTTTATATTTCTTCATAAATACCAGCCTTGATAATTATTATTTGTGTCCGGGTACATATCTCCATTACTGTTAGAATTGTACTCAGGAAATTTATCGTTATTAAAACTTATATGTTCAATAAATCTTTCAGTATAATGCTGTGCAATACTTCGCTCTTTCTCAATTAAAAAGTCTATTTCGTTTTTTTCTACGTTAGTTGCGTTTTCTGAATTGTGTTTGTACACCCCTTTATTTGCGATTGTATAAGCTGCAAATGGCAAATATTCTACCATAGCCCAATGAATCAGCATTTGTTTTATATAGTTGACTAACAAATTATTGTAGTCTGTTGGAATAGTGTAAATCGCATCCACCGTAATTTCAGCATCGTCATTACCACCGTCAATTACAATCACGTCTCCTACTTTGTAACCCGTTCCAGCTGTGTCAATAGTTGCATCCGTTACAAGTCCACCCGTGTCTGTTATGTCTAAAGTTAAACCCGTTCCAGTACCACCCGTAGTAGTAACACCCGTTGCAGTAGTGTATCCCGTTCCTTGATTGCTTACAGTAATTGTAGTTGGTATTCCTGAAGAAGCTAACGTTATTTCAGATTGAATTTTTTGAAGTAAGTCCGTTCCTAAGTAGTTTTGAATGTGAATGTCTTGCGCTATTTTAACGTACTGAATAAAATTATCAGTATCTACGTTGCCATTCATAGCAGTAAACTTTACAACGTCATTTCTTGTTATTAGTAGAGCTTCAGCCATTATCGTGTAATTTTTCTTTTAGGTTGTGGGTTACTTGGTAAAAATCCATAGTTAGGCATATCAACAGGTCTTTTACTTACTTTAGCGTCATTCTTTACAACGTACCCTAATTTTTCAGCTTTACGTACCGCTACTTGTTTTAATTCCTCACTGTTCACGTCAATAGCTTTACCACTAAATGTAGCGTACACTCTTTTATTCCAACGGTGATGGCAATTACCACCGCCTTTGTAAAACCAAATTGAATACGTATCTGCACCATTCGGGCCCCAACCAGCATTAACTACTTCAGAACCCATTTTAATAATATCTTCCTTACGATATATTTTATTAGCTGACATCATTTTTCTACAAAATTCACGTTCCGCATTTTCAGCACCAGCATAAACATACCGAGTTAGGAATTTTACACCGTCTATTACTTCGTCTTGTGCGCTTCTTATATTTGGTCTGTTGTCGCCAGTTGAAACTAAGTTAACTATTTTACTCAAAAAAGACGTTTTAAGCTCCTTAGAGAGAGTTTCATTCTCTTTGTCGTCTAAGTCATAGTCAACAGGAAATTCGTCTATTAGAATTGAGTTTTCGGGTTCATCTTCACCTAAGCTAATTAATGCTTCAGCTATCTTAAAATCTTTGCTTAGTTCCGTACCCGTTTCTTCAGCAACTTGTTCTTCAGTTTGTGCGTTTTCTAAATCTACAAACTCCAAAGGCTGTAATGTTTTAAAGAATAACTTTAAACTAACACCGTTGTAAGCTAAAATTTTATCAAAGGCTTCTATTATTTGGTCTTGAATAGGCTTTATAACCATGTTGTCAAACAAAATAGAAGCGTTTTTTATCTCATCAGCATTTGAGCTAAATCCATTTGTAGAACCTAACCCGAAAAGCAAAGGACTTGTAATGTTGTGAGCTAACATAATCTTTTTCACGCATTCCTCACTTAGGTAAGTGTAATGGTCTGGCGCAT